AATCCTTCATTAGGTTTTCTAATAAGGGTCTGATAAAGTTATCCATCTTATTGACTACTTCCGTTGCAGAAGTAGTCTTTTCTATTATCTTAGTGTCAACGGATGCAAGTTCATCTGCATCCATAGCAGTAAATCCGAAGTCGTTGTATTCTATACTCATAGTATTATTTAGTAAACCTTTCCATATCTCTGAGTGTTTCTTTATCACTCTGAACACTTTGGTAGTTTGCATGTGCTTGTAGTGTCACATCTGCAATCTCATAGTCGGGATAGGACGTAATCAGTTTGTAGATAAGTCCAGCAACGTCTTGGTGTTTGACACTAGGTAGATTCTCATCGTTGAGAAGACCTAAATTGATTGTGGTCATTTTATATCTCTTCTTAGAATTGTATTGTAGATTGTTTGCAAGGTGATTGAGTTGTGCTTTCTCACTTGCATACATATAACCTTTTGATATGTTTGGTTGACTTGCACGACTGGAGATATTGATAATGTATTTTGTCTTCTCACCTTCCCACGCTTCATGTGCAATTGATAGAATCTTTGCTTGGTCTTCATGTGCAAGATTGATTAGAACATCAGCAGGTTCATAACCACCGAATACCCAACAGTTTCTTCCATTCATTGTAATGTCTTCACAACGAATTGGGTCTACTCTAAAGGTGTTCCCTATATGTGGTGTTGCTTCTAGTGTGTCTTTAATTATCTTTGCTAGACCACTACTTCCTGTTATTGCTACTCTCATAATTTACCAAGTTCTTTTTGAATCTTCGATGTGATAATCTTCCATCCAGTTAATATTAATGTTCACTCTAATGTTTTCATCTGTACAACCAACAGCACGATGTCTCTGATTTCCTTCAAACATAATTAAAGAGTTTTCAATTGATTCAAGTTTTGTTCCATCATCAAATTCTGTATATCCATTGTTAGTGTTTATACCTAGGATTGCTGTATGATGTGGATAATCTAAATCTATATGATAACTACTCTTAGGGAAATTATCTTCACCCACTCTCACTTGTCTAGGATAACAATTAATCTTAATACGAATAAGTTTAGACATAGGCAGTCTACTTATAATTGGAACACCTATCTTTTCTAGTAAAGGAACATCACATTGTTTTCTCTCAGCATGAAACACATCCCCACTGAAATGAAACCCACATGTATCTGCACCATCGGTCAATGCATTTCTATACGACCACAACATATCTCCTTCCATTAGGAAGGACTGTATGTCGGAAAATACATCCCTAGGTAAAAAATTATTTATTCTTTGATGATTCATAATATTCCTTAATTATATTAAACGATGGTTTTCCAAATAGTGAACCATCTACACTACACTTATTACACGGGGACATACTTCTGTCTCCCTTCATAAGTTTCTTTCTAATCTTTGTCATAGGTTTAGAGAACCACACATCATGTAAAGACATGGATAACAAATTACCTACAACATGTTCTCTGCCCCAATCATTGGAACAAAACAATACATCACCATTCCAATCTACAAACATTTTATAGAATGGATAGTGACATGGTTTGCCTTTTAGATTCTCTACGGTGTCGTCTTCAACACCAACCCAATCTACTACACCACTTCTATTATTTAGTATGAGTCCGTGTTTCTCAAAATCACCCCAATGCATTCTGTATTTGTATCTATCTTCATGTACTCTTGCATCTGCCATCATAGTGTCGAAGTGTTCCATCTGATGTATACCATCGTAAAGATTTATATACAATAAATCTAATCCACTCTTGTACAACCCATTGATATAATCTATATCTAACTTATCTCCGTTAGTATTACACTCTAGTGTTGCATAAGGCAAGTTATATCTAAACACTCTTACAATTTCTATAAAGTCGGGGTTAAGTAAGTTCTCACCAAACCCACTAAAAGATATCTTACCTCTGAATCCATTGTCTGCAAGTTCCTCAGCAATCGTTGTTGCACCTTTAACTGTTAAGTGTAAGTTTCTGTTAGGGAATACTTTAGGGTCATGTCGTGGACAAAACACACATGTTCTATTACAAAGTTCTGTAGTGTTAATCTCTACAGTAAGAATAGAATCTAAAGGTGACTTACCTTGGACTGTATCCCAATGTTTCTTTTCTTGTTCTCTACGATGCTCAAGGAAGTCGTATTGGTCAACTGCTGTAATAGGAATATTACGAGACATTACAAACCACATGACGTTCTACTTCTTCTGTTGCTTTAACTAAAGAGTAAGTTATGTTATCTCCAACCTTAAAGTTTTCTGCAAAGTATTTTGGGATACAAATAAACCTACTATCATTGTGCATGTCTAGTTCTTTTGATTTAGGGAATCCTTTTGGTTTATATAAGTATGACTTTAGTATGATGCTTTCTGTTGGGTCGTGTCCCATGTCATGGCATGAAAAGAAAAGAGTATGACTTTCTTTTGAAAGATATATTTCATTATTGTCATACTGAAATCCTAAACGGATTGAGTACTCAACTGGAAAATCAAATCGTAAGACATCTTCAGTGATGTCTTTTAATTCTTCCTCATGTAATGTTGAGACTTCTTCAAGTCTAAGTTCTCTAACAATAGATTCCTTAGAAGTATCCGCCGTCTCTCCTATCCTCGTCACCATTGTCTAAGTCTTCCTCGGTTGAACTTACAAATTCATTTCCTTCAGTTAAGGACTCAATCAATTCATTTGCTTGTGATTCATATGCATCAATCATTACAGATTTGTTATCAGAAGTGTTTACTGTAAAACTTAGTTTCTTTGCAGAGTTCTCTATTTGTGCTTTAGTCATTTTTTCTAAATCACTACGATTAGGAATTACAACTTCTTCAAACTCTTCTTCTGTTTCTAAGTCTTCATAGTTCTCAATGGTTTTGATTTGGTCTTGTCTGATTACAACATCATTCTCATTAAGTGTTGGTTGTTCGTAGCCAACATCAAGTGTAGGTTCTTCCTCTTCAAATGATTTGTTGAATTGTTCTTCATCAATTAAATCTTGTTCGAATTGGTCTAGTTCATCTACTTCATCTACTGTTGCTTTAATGTTAGGAGTGTTTCCTACTATTCCTGTAATGTTAGGTGCATTACCTCCAGTCACAAAAGGTGGTGGTGTTGGTGCAACTTCATTCACTACTGTTGGTGGAACTTCATCTGTTAAATCCATTTTGTCTGCATCAGCAACTTCATTGACTCTCTCTACTTCATCTAAGAATGCTTCTGTTGATTCACCACTAATGATTGCATCTTCGTTAACTGGTTCTACTGGTAGTTCTATTGTTTGAGTTATTTCCTCTTCAACAAAGTCTGAGAATGCTTTCTTAGTGTCTTCTACTTTCTCTACGAATGTTTCATCTGTAGAAATAGAAGTTTGAGGATTCAGCATCCTTGCCATTTTAAATGCACTACTAGTAGGTTTGGATGTTTTGGGTGCAGGAGTTGGTGCAGGTGTGTCTGCAATGATTTGGTTAACTCTCTGTTGTTCTGTTTCAGTTAGAGGTGTTGTAGACTCTCCACTTGGTAAACCGATAACTCCGTCTCCATCTAAGTCAATTGAAAGTCCTGCTTTTGCAAGTGCTTCTTCCATTACCTTCAGTCTGTCTTGAGTTGCTTTACGAAGTTGTCTTTCGTCTGCAGTCTTAGTTCTTTCGGCTTCCATTGCCTTTGCAATGTCTTCTTGTTGTTGAACAATTGCCTCTTGTTGAAGTGTTTGCAGTCTTTCTTGTGCCAGCTTCATCTGACTATTGTATTCAATAATACCTTTATTGACTTCTTCTCTAATAGTGATAACTGCATCTAACTCGTCTATCTTAAACATACCCTGTTCAAGACCACGTTGAACTGTAGTTAGTGTTGCTTGTGCAGTTGCAGGTTTAAGAGGAACAGAAAAATTATTCATCCTCTCTACGAGACGTTCTAGTTCAGTTGGTTGAACTTGCTCTGTTTCAAAAGTTGGGGGGGTTTCAATTGTTGCCATAATGTTTTCCTATAAATCCATGGAGAGGTGTTCGACTAGAAAGTTGTTTACTGAAGTTTAAATTAACTTCCCTTAAAATATGTATAGTCTCAAACCTCTAATTATATTTATCTAAATGTTTAACTCGGGAAATGCCTTTTTAACAATTTCTTTAGTAATGTTTTTAAAAGGATTTTTTCCATCTTTTACTAAGTCAATCAGTTCTGCTTCCTTAGTAGGGATGCCTTCAAGCATTCCAATCCACATGTTCTCTCTTTTGACCATGGGGATTTGTTCTGTCACAAAGTATTTGAATAATTTAAATTCAAATTTTAAACTTGTTTCAGCTAAATCTGATGCAGGTGCATCATTACTTCCATAAGGTGTTTTACCTTCGGGTAGTGTTGATTGTATTGCATCACTATGTATCCATTGAAGAACTGGTTTTACTGCACCGTTTCTACCGTTGTATACTTTTAGTCCTTGGACTGCAAGGTCTTCAGACTCTTCTGCAACAATGTTTGCTTGACATAGTATTTCATATACGTCTGCATTCAATGTTAAATTTTGTCTTTCAGTAATCAATTCCATTACTGGTTTGTTAGGGGCTCCCTTTGGTCTGCCTCTTCCTCTTTTCTTTTCTTCTGTCATAATGTAAAATCCTCTACATGATTTAATAACTCGTTTAACCTATGAACTCTTAGATAGTCAAACACTTTACCTCTTACAGGTTCTGCCTTTGAATACTCTTCTAAGATGTTATCCTCTATATTTTGAGGAATGAACTCTAGGTCAATTAAAGTTTGGTTTCTTAAATAGTTCCTATAGTATTTATCGTCTTTTTGAATCGTCATTCTGAGATATGATTCTTTGACTGGTTTCCTTAATGGAGTCTGCCTAATACCTTCTGATATACAATCATCATTAGATAGAATGTTTGGTATGCCGTCTGACTTATCTCCAGTTAATATGTGTTCCTTAAGGAATCTGTCGGGGTCTTCACAATGTATAAGTTTATTTACATTGGGACTCCACTGTTTCACATAGTCATATTTGTGTAGTTGTTGAAAGTCTTTATCTCCACTCACAATCATAACTGGTTCAGTTGCATGTTTAACAAGGATAGCAATGATATCATCTGCTTCACACTGTTCGACATACATGTACTTGTATGGGAAGTTATCCCTAATCTCATCCTTAACAACTTGAAGTGTCTCAAACAACTTACTCCAATCTAAATCTGAATCGTCTCTTGTTTTCTTTCTGTTTGCTTTATACAATGGATAGAAATCTTTCCTCCATGTATGTGATGCATCAGTACAAAGAACTATCTGGCCATACTCTGGCCCATATTTCTTTTGATACATTCTAACAGAGTTGAGTATCATGTGTCTTAGCATATCTTCTGATACTTCTCCTTTGTTCATTTTCAATTGCATCATAAGACCTGCAATTATGGTTTGGGTAAAATCTATAAGTATCATCTAATCACTTTTATTAATAATGTATTTTTGGTAAGCAAATCATTTCCATCCTTTAACTTGGAACGAGGAATCTCATCTAGAAATCCTCTTGCAATTATATTACCACCTTTGTATATTCTATCAAGTAGTTTGATATCTGTCAAGGTCTTTTCTTCACATACGTCATAATCTATAATACGAGACCCCTTAACTGATAGACCACCATAAGTTTCAAACTTAGTAAACTTCTGTGAAGCAATGTTATAAGTGAACAGTGTCTTTGCACGAATAATTTCTTCGGGGTCAATGGAACGGTACTTACCGTGTTGTTTTAAAAACGGAAGTGTCTTCACTAACTGTTTGGGTGTTTTGATTTTGGGTTTACGAACTACCACTGTAGTGGCAATGTATTCCTCAATTCCTTTGTCGATACTTTCTAAGAACTTTAAAAACTTTTTCTTGTTGGTTTTAGATAGGAAGTCATATGCTTCTTCTAACTGTTCACAACCTTCTTCGTTTCTAACCTCAAAGATGATGTCGTCTACCTGTCCTTTCATAAAGGCAATAACCTTTGGTGAATAGTCAAGTCGTTTTAAATGTTTCAACATGTTGAAGTCTGAACCATAAGGCATGTCTAACCATGCATCAATTTCATATTCAATTTCTCCAAATGCAGATAAAGCCTTATTCTGCATTCTGTCTCGTATAGATATTTTATTTGTTTGTGTCATAATAAAGAGTATACTATTAAGTGATAGGCATTGTCAAGTTATTTTTTCTCGAAGTCGTGTAATTCTTTTGTTTCAATGAAATCAGTGACCACAAAATTCCTTGATGGGTTGACCATTACATTTGCTCTCTTCATAAATCTCTGATTCATTAAACACTTAGTGGTCTTATGAGTTCTATCATCTAAGATGAACTCTGCATCCTCATAGTCATTACCATTAAACGAAACTCTGAAGTGTATCATAGGTCTCTCAAAGACCTTAGCATTAACTGCTCCTCTCTCAAACTTAACCATCTTAACTAGGTCGTGTACAAATTTATGTCCGTTCTCTTCCCAGTGAACTTTCTTTCCTTTGACTTCAAACTTCTCTGCGTGTAAAGAACACTTAGCACTATTACCTGTATCAAAGTTTGCAACAACTCTTCCAACACCTTCAATGTATATCTGTTCGAACTTACCAATTTGTGTTGGAGTCCTTCTCCAGTTTGCACGGTCTTCATAATATTCTATAACTGTCTTTGCAACATTGATACCTGTTGCTTCTTCGAATCCATCCGTGCCAGGCGAACTGTTTACTTCTAAACAATAGGGTGTTCCATCTTTGTCTAAAATAAAATCTACTGCAGTCCAGTCACCGTTGACTGACTTATGTGCATCTATACTTAGTTTGATTTCTTCTTTACTTAACTTATAAGGTTTACCTTCTGCACCTTGTGATATATTGGAACGGAAGTCTCCCTTGATTTGCATTCGTTTCATTGCACCGATAATTTCACCACCGAGAACTTGAACACGAACATCACCATCTGACTCAATGAACTGTTGGACGATAAACTCAACATCGGGGTCTAACTTATACAACATTGAAACCAATGCTTTGAGTGACCTTTCTGATTCTATAAACATCACACCGACACCCTTAGACCCTCTAAGAGTTTTTAATATGAAAGGGTACTCAAGGTCAATACTTTCAATAGACTCCTGTAGAGTCTCCTTAGAACGTACCAATGCACTTCTAGGTTGGGTCACCCCAACTTCTCTAAGTTTAATTGAACTCCAGTATTTGTCTGCACACATCATAACCGTTTCACGGTTGTTGACACATGGGACATTCATCTTCTCTAATTGAGAAACTAAATCCATGTATGAATCTTTACTTGCAGCAGAACCACGAATGATTGCAATTACATTTTCATCTAAGACCCAATCTACATCTGAACTGTGATTACTAATGGTAGTGATATCTTTTTGTTTATTGATAACTGCTTCTTCAATATGAGCAATGTAAGAGTCCAGTCCTTTCTTCTTACACTCTTCTTGCAATCTTCCTGCAGTGATAAACGGTTTCTTTATCTTACTATCGTTCTTTGCAGACACAATCAATAACCGTATTGGTTTCTGTTCCTTTCTTGCTTCTGTTATTTCGTTAAACGATTTCATCTGATATCTTTTCCAATTGCTATTTGTTGTATCTCTAGTGGAGTCAACTGTTTCTTATGTAGTGCAACGAAGTGTTCAGCATCAATCACCACTAATGGTTTACTTCTATTTCTCTTAATCACAACTAAGGGTTCGTACTTACCACAATTACTTTCTGCTTGTTCATATGCTTTCCATACGTTCACTGCTTCTTGATTCTTGCACTCAACACTGTATGGGAACTTCTCTCGTGACTCTCTTCCCATTATAATGTCTTCACCTTGTGAACCCATAGGTCTCGACTCTATATCTTCTTCATGAAGGTCTAGTGTATCCACCATTAACTTTGCAAACCATTGTTGAAGTTTTCTTCCTTTAGCTTTTGCTGACGAGGTCTTCATTAAACTGTATACTCACTCCACATCCACAAGAAGATTCTTCCTTCGGATTTATTATTTTAAAAAACTCATTGAGACCTTCTTGTACCCAGTCTAAAGTAGAACCACTCAAGTAGGGTACAGACTCTTTATCTAACACTACAGTAAACTTTCCAAAACTTACAAGTTTATCTGATATGTTAATAAAGTCTGAAGTGTCTTCTATAAAATATTCATACCCAGCACAACCACCACCTTTAACTCCGAGTCTAATAAAAGACACATTCTTTTTAATGAGTTGTTGTATTGCTGAATCAGTGACTTCTACCATATAACTATTTAGTTATTTCTTTCAATTTAATTGCATCATATGGAATATGAATGTCTTGGTCTTCGGGGACATAAAGAAAGTTTATGTCTGAACGATTGCAAGTGTCGATTGCATCATAGATAGTTTCGACTAATGCCTCACCACCTAAATTGAATGATGTGTTAAAGACAACAGGAACACCGTTAGTCTCATACATCTTTTTAATTAGATTATAATAGTTCTTGTTTTGTTCTTCAGTCACCGTTTGGATTCTACATGTTCCATCTGCATGAACGATACTTGGAATCTTTTCATATGCAAGAGGTTTACCTTGTATTGCAAAAGACATCCATGGGGATTCCTTTAACTGTAGCATTTCAAAATACTCATGTGCATGTTCTAACATAACACTACCTGCAAAAGGTCTATACTCTTCTCTTTTCTTTACCTCGTTAACAATTTGTTTTGCACGAAGATTAGTTGGGTCAAAGAGTATGGAACGATTACCTAATGCACGTGGGCCCCATTCTCCTTTACCTTGGAAGATTGCAACTATCTGTTTCTCTTCGATTAATAGTCTGACACACTCATCCATGTCTCTAATGATTTCGGTTAATTTCATGTCCACACACTCCTTTTAACATAATTAGATGAAGGACTCACATAGTCTTCGTCCTGTTGTATTATATACATTGCACTTAGTGCTACACCTATTGCAGTACCACCGTCATGACAACAGGGTTCTACATAAAAATTAACATCGGGAAATCTCTGTAAGTACTTGTAGTTGTTAGTACAGTTTAAACTATACCCACCACTCAGAATAATATTTTTATTGGTAGGGTCTAAGTCTAATGCCCTCTGAATTGTTTTACATGAATTTTCAAATGTTTCAAGTTCAAGTTTTTGTGAAATAGTAAACTTATTAAATTCTTTACTCTCACCTCTACCATAAGATGCCATCCCCATAACTTTACCTGCTGCTCGACCATGGTCGTCTGTACCTAGTGCCTGACTCATATTCGAGAACATCATTCCACTGGACGGTCTTGATGTAAAGACTACCTCTGCACCATCGATGTCTTCAGTGGTCTCTACCTCTGTCTGACAACAATCACTTAGTTGATTGGGTAGTGCATAGTTAAGGTCGTCAATGACTCTATAGTTTGACATGACTTGATGTTTAAGAGTAGGGACACCTTTTTCTATTTTATAGATGGACTCGATTTCTTGGTAGCCAGGATGTGTATCAAAATATGACTGAGCTCCACCACCATCCCACACTACACACATTGCATCTTCTACTTGGTCTTGTTCGTATGCAAAGTATCCTGCACTCCAAGCATGATATTCATGATGAAGGTTCGTATCAAAGTGATAGGGTTGATTGTTTGAATAATGTGAGTTCATTAAAAGATTAATGATATCATCATCTAAATTCGTCTTAGGAATATTATAACTGAACTCCTCATACTTCTCTGCAAGTTCGTTAAGTCTATCGATGGTAAGAGTTGTTGCTTTGATGTCTTTGAGAAATCTTTCTACCCATTCACTCTTCCACATATTATCTGTGTCGTCAGATAAATGATAGGCAATCTCTCTACGGTCATAGGATGCAAATGCAACCGAGTCGATTAATTCATCACTCCCTAAGTTATATCTCTCCATTGTAAGGAGACCACGATATTTTTCTAGTATTGCTTTGTTGGGGTCATAGTACTTTTCTCTGACACATCTTTCTTCTTCATAGAGATTGAGTATTTTACCATCTACTAATTCTGACACGGAAGTGTCGTGTGAAATATTCACTCCAATTATTCTCATAATATATTCCTATTATTATTTGTTTATATCTTTATTTATTTGTTTGTAATGGGTCAATAATTCCCGTGGAGTAAATAACTCATCATCCATAAATTGTTCCACCATGGATTTACGACCTGCTTTGAACCCACTGTACCATACAGATACGACCAGTGCAAATATAAATCCAACGTGTATTAATATTAATTCAGTACTCATACAATATAATCCTCGGGTTTTTCTTCAACCTTCTTTTTATTGCTTCTCAGTGCATTGAGAGTCCACTCACTGCAGTCGTGCTTCTTCCATAGGTAATGTAGTGTAATAAAGAAAACACTCCATAGACCTAACGAGAAAAGGTATTTAAATAGTGTCCAAGGTAATAAAATTAATTCTAACATACTTCTATTTATCCTGTAATTAAAGTCCGTAATAAAAATAATAGACCCACACCGTTTAAGAGGATGAGAGCTCTGTCATTCCACATGAGAGACACGATTAACCAAAGTGCTACACCTACAAAGGAAAGACCTAAGTCCCAGTCTTGGTATCCCTCTACACCTCTTAGGGACATAGAGGACAAGACAAAAACAGATGCAACCCATTTGATATACCAGTCTTTGGTATACAGAGGAGTCTCACTGGTTATCTCATATCGGTTCTCGTCTTTATCTGTCATTAAACCACCTTCTTATGGTATAGACCCTAGTATATGCAACGAAGGTCATAGCGACCGTTATAGAGGTTCCTATTGCTACTGAACTACTCATATCTAATACATCCATACAGATATACAATCCAAATAGATTCAGTGGGTAATTAATTAATAATCCTGTACCAACGGTGGTTGCAGTTTCTTTATGGATTGCTCTTGACTTAGGACTCATACAATATAATCCTCATGTCGGTACAACTCAATAAAGTCGGTATCACCTTTTGTTCCTGTCTGTAGTGCAGTCTTCGTCATAATAGTAAAAGAGACTGCACTACCTAAAGTGTCTGTCTGCATTCTTTTTTTCATCACTTGACATGCATTGTCTCTTAAATGTGCAGAAATCTCATCACACAATAAAACCATGTGGTGGGTATAGTCTAACATGTAGGACATACCGATGGCTTGGTCTAATTGACCGACTCCAATCCTACCTATTTTATTTTCTATGATAAGAGGAGTCTCCCCTTCAATTTTTAAATCGATATCACGGACTTCACCTTTAGATGCTTGACACCTTACGATGTTAGGGTCTGTAAAGTGACTTGGTCGACAATCCATCAAGTCTGCAATCACACCTCTTGTAATATTGTCGACAGACTCGGTACCGTAAACAATAGAATCTCTAATGGTTTCGGTTTCTCTGTCTTCATCTTTAGTTTCACCGTGAGTGAATCTTTCTTTTTGAGCAGGTTTCTGCATCCAATCAAGTATCTTCTGATTAAAATCAGTATACACATCACCCGTCATAGGAGCTGGTTTAATTAAATTAAAGGGAACTGCTTCGTCCCACGTCTCCATATAAAAAACAAACACCATAAAGTTCATGAGTTCGGGATTCGAACTACGAATGGTGTCGTCTATAATATAACGGTGCAATATTCTACCATTTTTATTGCATATCATCACAATAGGTTTGTTAGGTGCAGCTTCTCGACCTGCATTCGTAGCACCTATCAATGCAACCTCACCACTTCGTGCATTATTAATAATATTCTCGTTTATTCTATCTCCTTCGGTGGTGATATTAGATTTCTTATAACACTTAAGTTTTAGAACTGCACTGTCTCCAATAATAAATTTCTTCTTCTCAAACGGAAGTTGTTCCAAAGTATTAGGTGCAATAATGGTTTTCCCATCAATGACTTTGACAAAGGGGTGATATGCAGGAATTAAGTCTTCAGAAGTGCGTTTGCCCTTACTATTGGTGTCGGTGACGGTAATATCAGCCAAAGACTTACCTTCCATCATCTTAACAGACAAATTTCTCTTAATTGCACTCAATATTAATGATTTAGTACCATCATAATCCCCTGCATACTTACCTAACCTCTCACACATGAACACAAAGGACGGAATATACCCACACTCACGAGTAAACTCCAATCGATATTCAGACTCCGTCATAGTATACACCTTGACACTAGCGGAGTTTATCTTTGCAAGTGGGAACAAACCCTCACTTACAGGGCCATCATATTCCCATACACCTTTGTAATAGGACTTACCGTCTCTACTGGTGAATGCAATGGACAATGGACGACCAATGAGATAGGGAACACCCTTAGAACCACCCACACCAAAGATACCAGTGGAGTTAGGGGATACACCTTGAGTGTCTTTCATTCTCAAAAAGTCATTAATAAAAGTATCGTATTCCATACCCAGTCCATCATCACTGACGGTTATAGTGGCTGGGGTTAAATCAAAGAATACTTGGTTTGCTTTCTCTACGTTATCGTACCACTCATCTAAGACAGCGAATGGAGGAGTAGAAAAAGAGTTTCGAAAGTTCTTATAGAACAGAAATTCACTCTTAGGTATCAGAGTGGTGTTTATTAATTTTAATTCTTTTGGCATTGTATTAGTCTCCTATTTTATCGTACAATTATATTATATCATATTTCTTGGAAAAAAGGTATACCCTTTTTAATACCCCAAAAAAAAATTTCGATGGGTACTTATATTCCTTTGAGAAACATTTAGGGTGGGGGTTTAGTCGCCATCCAAATATTCCTAGGAGTCCCTCAGTACTGTTCTAAGGCACTCAGAGAACGACCCCCTGTCAACACACCAAGAATACTCTAAGGTACTCTCAGAACGTCTCAGAGGCGCTCTCTCTCAAACTGGGTGGGTCTCTCTCATGCCCACACGACCTTCTCAGTAGATAACTCTAGGGACTCACTTGATTCATACCGAATGTCCTTCCCTAGTCGGACTTATACATCTATTATACTATAGAGGAGGGTCTCTGTCTAGTGGAATTTCCTTTTATTTCCATTAACCACTATAGAATCTATCTCAATCTGTCCGATAATCTCTATACCCGTCCTTCTAAGCACCAAAGCACACATACTCTCCCATGCAGAGTTGATATCACCCTGCTTAAGGGTCGCTAATACCATCTCTTGGTTAGTCAACTGTATGTCAATGGGATAACCTGTGGATAAGTGTACACCACTCAGCATATTCTTATCACTTAAATCATACATAGGTCACCTTTACGTTATTGATACCATTCTTTGCAACAGACTGATGAAAGGCTTTACGAGCATCTTTCTCATTGTCATAGAGGTAAACAATACTACCAATCGTTAATACATACATTATGATACCACTCCGATAACCAATGCTAATACGAATGGTGTTAACCCCTGTAAGAAGTCAGCATCCAATAGTCCTAAGTCTTTAAGTGTTTTCATAATGTCTCCTATATTTGTCATTATGTACATAGTATAACCTTTTATCGGTAGCATTGTCAAGGCCCATATACAACTAATCCGAGAGGGTTCTTATGTTTCATTCTCGGATTCTTGTGTTCTTAGTCTTACTCTAGTAGTAATGAAGGGAAGAACAATAACTAAGACGCCTCTCTTGTCTCCTCTCTCCACCCCATAGTCACAGCCAATTAGGGGAGTTCTGCTGTTACTTTATTAATTCATCATGGTAGTACTATAACAAAAAGTGGGGGGCATTGTCAAGTGTCTAGAAACGTTGTAGCTGCGGGGTTCTCGGAGGGTCTCTCCAGTTCTTAGAGTACCTTAGAGGTTCTCAGAGGGGTCTCGGAAACGTTGTAGCCGTAGGGGTTTCAGAGGGGTTGACTCCGAATAAAATAGGTGGTTAGGGTCTCCGAACAACAGCAGCAAATCAAAGAAATTCACATACATCCGAATACCGATAGAATACCAATATAATTACACACTTCTGCACACTTCCACACACATTATATTCATACGCTGATTGGACTCCGAGAAATTATATTAAATCCCCTTTAGAATCAACGTCTACACCACACTCTCAACCACCATCTAAAGTACTTTCGTCCTTCTCCATAGGATGCTGATGCAAGTCTATTGTAAATCATCCTACTTCACTCCTTTTAAAGGGTAATATACGATATTTTAGATACTCATTGGGTATGGTATCGAATGCTTCTTTGAGATGTACGTCCATTGCAAGACTTATTCGTGGTTTCTTATACATATTCCTTCTTACACCATGCATAAGTAAGCATCCAATCACATGGAGTTCTCCCCTTACATTCTCAGTCTTACCTGTATCATCATAGTGTGTATACGAGGGGTCTTGACCGTCTATAAAGGTGTTCATTGCATAGAAGTGTTGCATTCCTGCTTGTTTTTCTTCGTCTTCTATATCATGACCGTGATTGTGAGTTAATAGGTCTTCTCCGTGTCGTAGTATGTTCCCCCAGCATTGGATTCTTAGTTCGTCTTCGTCTTGGAATTCGGGTAGTTGGAAGATACGTTTGGGTATATTCAGTGGTCTGATGTCGGGGTGTTGTAGCCAATTGTAGACTTGGTGTTGTTTGGTGAGTCCCTTATATACGGACTTAGAGGTGTTCTTTATCTCTAATATCTTATGCTCGTCCCGTGTGAGTATGTACCCTATGTGTTTGCATTCGTCCTCTGTAAAGAAGTTTGGATAGCTTACATGAGAATAGTGGTCGATTACTCTTTGTGTATCCATGTTCTGAAGTAGAGGTCAGCTGTTGTGTGAGTATCTTCGTCTTGGGTTTGTGCATAGACGAACTTGGATTGTTCTGATATATCTCTCCATTCGTGTCCGTAGGAGATATAGTCTGCATCCATGTCTTCCTCATTGGGGATTGACCATTCTGCAGGGAAATAGCACTTCACATTGTCTTCCCATTCTTGTATGAGTCTTTGGTTGGATTCTTCGTTGTTGATGTAGTATATTCCGAACTCTCCACATCCTGTAGGTAATACCACTCCTCTGAAAGTGTCTTCGATGTACTTTTGGACTCCTTGTTTGGTGTCTCCGTAGGTGTTAATCAGTTCGACTGGGTTTGCTTTGAATGTTTCGTATATCTCATGTAAATCTCTGTAGTTGAATGCAGTGAAGAAGTGTGCATATTCCGTTTGTGTCGTGGTGTCTTCGTCTGTCCACCACTTAGTCGGCATCACCATATAAGGTAGTTCTTGGTCTTTAATCGTTTGTATGGTGTCGGGTTCGAGTATCTCATGGACATCCATGGTTTTACCTTTTGCATTGATAAACGATAATATGGTGTTCTGACAGGTATTCCTTGGAAAGAGTTTGGTGTCCATAATAAGCAGTTTAATGTTCTGATTCTCTCTGTCTTTGAATCCACCGACTCCTCTGTTCATGAGTAGTATCTTATTCCATGGTGATTCGGGGTTGACTCCTGCTAACGACTCAAATTCGATTGGATTGATTTCGTCTAAGAGTCCATCTGTTCCTGTATTGGTATAACAATGAAAGGTGACGGTGTTGTGGTCTTTAGGGTAAATAATATCGACTCGTAAGTTTTTGAGTCTAATGTATGCAGAGTTAACTTCTTCTGCAGTGGTGTTGCCGTTTTTTATCAGTACGATTTCTGTTGCCATTATATAATCTCCATAATATAAATGTGTTGTGCGTTTGTTATATTTAGTTATCTTCTCATACGTGCTATATCGATTGCATGTTCCTTATCGTCTTCAAAGATAGGAACTGCATTGGATTTATGCATCGTTGCAATACCGATTAACTTTCGTTCACCAGTGTATTGCATGGGTTCTTGTTTAGGTGTGATAGCACCCATACTCGTTCCCTCGTATGATGGATATTCTTCCTTTATTTCTTTCATGACTTGGTCAAACAGTTTCTGTTGGACGTTTATCATTTGTTTGTATTTAGAAGGTTTTGAAAATGCTTTCGTTTTCCTTCGTTTACCATGGGGCCCATATCGTAATGATGACCCTAAATTAATCATACCCATGTGTCCATTATACTATGAACACATGAGTCTTGTCAAGTTATTTTTCCAATAATCTCCATACATTTTGTATGCGACTGGTTTTCATTAATGAATGTGTTTTGTCTGCGAAGGATTTAAGATACTCGGCAGACAATGATGCATATTTAAGCATTGTTATCTCCTGTTATGTTGAAACTATCCGTCAACTGCACTTCGGTATTTTACCTACTTAGTCTTCGTGACATAATTGTTTCGGTTATGTGACAACTGTGTGTCACAATAGTATTTAGACAAAAAGAAGGGGTCAACCGACCCCTGTCTTTATTATATCGTGGTTATCTTAGAAATTATAAGATAATCCGAATGATACTGAATCAGTTGTTTGATTCTCAAATGCTTCGTCTAACATAACCATTGCACTTAGTGTAAAGTTATTGATATCTTTAGATATAGTCAATGTAGAGAAGTCATCGTCCTCACCATGATATCCATATCCAATACTAGCATCAACACTATTCACAAACCATAAATCATATGATATATGTGCATAGTCGTTTTCAGTATCCGTATCTAAGAAATATGAAAGGGTTAGATTGTTATATCCTACCTTTACAAATCCCTCTTCTACTGTATCGTAATCACCTTTGTCATAACGATACTGAATGAGACCCAACTGAACGTCTAAATTGTCCATGACATCTAAGTTATATCCTAGATATAGGTCTCTCTCTTGAGTTGCTTCGTCACCGAAGTCCACCTCACCTACCCATGCACCAACAAAGAATCCGTTAGAATCCAATTCGATACCTGCGTTTAATGATGATGCACCTGCCGATTGACTGACACCTCTCCACATATAGTCACTTGAATAACCAATGCTTCCATTTATATCTGCAAATGCAGACGTTGATAGGACAAATAGTCCTAATAGTATATTTTTCATAATATACCTCCTAACCATATATTATACAACAAATGAGTCTATCTGACTAGAGGGTTTTTGATGTCGTCAGCCCATAACCATTGCACGAATTTCTTTGTCTCTTCATCCAGTGTGAATTTAGGAATGACATAGGAACTCTTATGAATATGTTCTGCAACTTGTTCCGTTGACCCATCCGTTTTACTGAAATCACAGTATAGGTTTTCTGTGATGTGAACATTTGACTTACCCGTAATTTCATCTAAATGTAACACTCTAGTGTAAGGTGTACCATCTCTGTTTATCCAATCACTTTGCTGACGAAACAAACTCGTAGTTACAATTGCATGAAATTCACTGGGTGTCATACTTCCACCATATCTTGGTATCTTATCTCCCTTGTCTATTCCATGTTGCATCATAGTAGGTAGAAACCTAAGGCACGATACAAATCTCTCATAGGGATTACGAGTAATGGTGAAGACATCTATGTTGTTCTCTGTTATCCAATCATCCAGTGTTGGGAATACTTGAAATGCTTGGTCTAAGGTTAGATGTGCTAGTCCATCGACATTGAGTGAGTCGAGGGTTCTCTGATTGATAGGTAATACCTTAGACATTTGAGTACAGAAACAGTCGTAATCACCTGTATCCAATTGTTCGTATATGGAATTTCTCAGTCGACTTCCACCAGTCTTAGGTATATGCATGTAAAGACCGACCCATTCATCGGTCTTCATGTTCTTAATCCCGTACACTAGTCTGTTTCTTGTGGTGGGTTAAGTTCCTCCCAAGTGGCAAACCTATAGTTTCCTGCAACACTCCATCTTTCTCCATCACAATAGAATGGATATACTGAATGTTGTAACCATGCAGGGAAGACTAGGATGTCTCCTTCTACTGGTGTATGCATAAATCTTGATTGATTCATAAACATTGATTCACCATAGTGTAGCTCTATATTACCTGCAATACTAGGGTCGTCACCATGTGCATTATCATACGGGTTGTTGACAACATCTGTAGGGTCTACAGTGTTTTTGGTGTAGATAACATAAGAGAAATTACCTGTATGTTGGTGTCTTGGATTGAAATCTCTTGCTGATGCACAATTGCACCAAACTGCTTCAGATACTATATGCTGTTCTTCCATTCCCATGTTCTGTTGGTTAGTGAAGTTTACGATATGTTGTCTTATATGTCCTTCTAACTTATCAGATATCAAGTCCTGTAGAAAGAGTTGTTTCTCAACTCTACCTGCAAGTTGACCTTTTACATCTGTTGCATCATCCGATGCATTTAGGTTTGTGATATGTGTATTCAACTCATCTATAAATTCGTCATGTACTTTTCCGAGATATACAGTTGGCCCGAATGGTGAAAATGTTTCACCATTTATTGGTTGTGATTCCCAATCGGGAAAGTGTTGTATCTTTTTAGATGAGAGAGGTTTCATTCTCTTTCTCCACAAATACCACTCCACCTCTTCTGACAAGTTCGTTTTTAACCTTTTGTCTTAGTTTACCTTTACCTTTGACACCTTGTGTCTTATTGTATTCTGCAATAAGGTCTTCTATCTTCTCCATATGCATGTAGAAGTTCTTTGTCGTTTTCCTACCTGTTCCTCTTTCAACAGTGACTTGGGTTTTTGCATATTTGATAGGCATTATACAAACACCTGCACTAGTTCTAAAAACAGAATACCTGCAGTTAGTGATGTTAATATTTTAAGTATTGTTATTTGTTTTCTCATTTCTTTTTTCCATATAATGTTTATGACTGCATTCTACACCACAGAAAATGTATTGTTTGTCAGCAGAGTGGTATTTGACCTCTTGGATAATCACCTTCTCATTACAAACAGAACACCTTAGTGTAAAGAGTTCCATAAACTAACTTTTAATTTGAACCTTTTGGTATGATTTACCACTAGATTCCTGTATTTCTTCTTCGGGTTTATCTTCAAATGGACTATACCATAACTCTAAGACTAACCTTTCACCATCCATTATTGGTGGCATTCCGTAATTTCTTTGAGAGGGGTTATTGAATTGAATAACATCTCCCTCTTCCATTACAATTACGTTATTGTCAACGATTAGGTTTCCACCCTTGTAATCATTGCATAACTCGATGATTGCTATTCCCGTGAATACAGAATCATCATCTTCCTTTGACCAGTTTTGTGTTGACCCTTGTGGATATGATATTATTCTCCACTCATCAACCTTGTCAAAATCTTGTGTCGGATGGACAAATTCTCTGACCCAATCAACGACCTTTAGGAATACACCCGAATCATCACTTGACTGACATAGCAAAATTTCTCTATCTCCATCATGATATTTTAGAATTGAATTGGATTTACCTATTACTACTGGGAATACTCCCTTATCAGTATGTGTGACCTGTTCAACCTCTTCTTTATCAAATATGTCAAGAATGCCCTCAATTGTTGAAGGGTCTATAACGTCTCTTGTTATGTGTATTTCAAATGGATTCATAATTTTTCCTATGCTGGTTTTAGAAACTGGACTTGTGATATTCTCCAGTTTTCTTCTGAATATTTAGTGTAGTCGTCAATCCATGCACCGTGCAATCTATTGCCTGGAAATATAACACAAGTGTTAAACTCTGCAGGGATGATTCGTTCTACCTCAAAGGTTTCTTCTACTGGATACAGAACACCTAAGTGTTCTTCGTTGGTTATCCACTCACCTCTATAAACTGCAGTTCCACCACTCTGATGTTTATCCAAATATACAAGCATGTTAAGTGTTGATAAGTGGTCGGGGGTGTCAAAGGTAGAATCTATATGTGGATAGTGTTGCATCTTGGCATCAAACTCTGTTATGGTTTGGAAACAGTTGAACTCATGCAACTTTGTCCAGTCATAATTTCCTTTCCAATAGTATTGTCTGCATATGTTTTGTATTCTATCGAAGTCTGCAAAATACTTTCTTGTAGGATGTCCTATCTTATCTACAATTCTACAGTCATTGTATTCAATACCATTCTTTGATTGTCTTTCAGTGCTATATTTCCACATAGGGAACTGACGATTCATTACGAAGTCATGTATATCTTGTGGGTTCTCATAGAAATTACGAATAGTAATTGTTAGTCCATCAAACTCATGTTCTAGTTTTGGGTTGACTGCAAACAACTCATCGTATATAAATGTCTTATTCACCTGTTAGCACCTCTCCGTAATGTAGGTTTGTTCCAGTCATGTTATCTGTAATGGGTTCATTGTATTTGAAATTAAATGATATTGCAATTCTCTCATAGGTATCAACATCTCCATTAGTATGTGCTGGAACTTCATGTTGTAGATAGGAGGGCCATAGCAAAAATTCACCTGTCTGATTATGAAAGTGTACTTCTTGTTGATGTCCATCTGACCCAATGACTGTCATGTCGGGTCTCACTTGTTCTTGGGGATTCGATACTGCTCGTAAATTTGCAGTTGCAAGGAGACTTGGATTCAAAAATTTAATTGGTTGTTGGTTTCTCTCACATTGAACATAGTAAGTTCCACTGACATGACAATGTTCATGATTATGTGTTGGATGATGATGTGGTGAATTATAAACACTTATCCATGCAAATAAGTGTATATCATTTCTGCATATGTTTCTGACTTCTATGTTGTATTGTGATTCTATGTATGCAATGTAAGTATCTTTTGCAGTATTACTAAAATCAGTAAACCATGGCAATTGATGTGTCTCTTCTCTTAGGTCTTCGTCAAAGTAAGTGGTGTAGTTCCTTGCAGAGTCATTAGGATATCTTCTCCTAACTTCTGCAACTAATCTACGACAGTCCTCTGCAATAACACCATGTGGTAAGTCAAACTCACCTTTTAACATTGTAGTTGGGAATAGTTCCAACAACTCTGCTGTGGGTGCAGGAGACCATTTTGCCCTGTTGATATCAGTTATTGGTTTCACTTCTTTTTGACTTTAACACCGACTGCATCTTCATCATTGATGGTCACATTACGATAATAGATTACAACCTCACCAATTTGTTTGATGTATCTTTTTAACTCTTGCATGTCTTCTGCCATGACTTTATAATCACCAACAGTTGTTGCAACAAATAACACATCACCATTGTTTTGTGTTTTCATTTCATCCAAGAATCTATCAAGATATGTATAACCTTCTGGCCACTCGGGATTCTCTCTTTCCGATAACTCACATGTCTTAGGTCTTTTGAGTTGTTCTACACCTTCGTCATTAAACTTTGGTGGGTCAAACTTGATTGTCTTTCTACAAGGATTAACAATCTTTGCTTCTGATACTACAAACCATTTTGGTGCAGTCAATTCTACTGGTCGAGGTAAGTCGGGTTGTAAGATGTCTATCTTAACTGGTGTGCTGTTAATTTCAATACCTCTTGTAGGTATAAGTGAACAACTACTAATCAGTAGTGTCAGGCACAGTAAGCTTATAAAGTTCTTCTGTATCATTTTCCAATCCCTCCATTACTAATTCACTTGCATTGTTGAACCTCAATTCAATCATGCCTGGCTTCTTCAGTGCAAGTAAGTCTAAATTATGTCTAGAGAAAATTGCAAGATATTCTGCTTTCTCTGTTTCTGCTTGAGCTGCTTTACGAGTCATGTTTAACAAGGATTGACCCTGTTTCTCAAATGACTCCTTCATTGCAACCATTGTTCTTTTCTGTTCTTCTACTGCACCTTCAAGTTTCATATTGTTTGCAGTGAGTGTTTGATTTTCATTAAACAGATACCAAGAACTTAATCCAAGTACCAGTATAATTGCTATAAAAAATTGATTCATTATTTCTCCTCAATCTTGTAGTCCAGTCCACTGGATGAACGAATCTCTACCATCTTCTTGGTATCCCAATCTCTGAACTTTAAGTGTTTTTCCTTCTGAATTAGAAGTTTCTTTGCTGTATAAACTGACTTATACATGTTTCCCTGCAACCCTTGTTGACGGTAAACGGTTATCTCATACTCTTCTGAAAATATCCATCTCCAAAAAAGTATTAATTGTTCTTTCAATTTATTCATTGTAATATTCTCCCCATCCTGTACATATGTATTTAGTCTCATTCAAAGGTGGGTTTCCACGATGCATATGTGTGAATTGCCCAGGCCATATCAAAACAGTTCCCTTTCTTGGTTTAAATCTACAACTCTGATATAGAAATTCTGTTTCTCCACCTTCTTCGATGTCATTTAGATATAACATCCATGCAAGAACTCTATGTCTTGTCCGTGGGCCATCTGCCTCATAATGCCATTGATGAAACCCCTCAGATTTTTCGGTCTTCTGTATCTTTCCATCAAAACTAAAGACATCAACATCCTCTCTTAAACTATATGCATGTTTATATGCAGGGAAAAGGTCATTGTTAAGAATGTCAAAGAAGAATCCTTCTCTTTCTGCTCTTAATCTATTGTATTGGGGTCTTTGTGAAATTGCACCAAAGGTTGCAGCTCTATCAGATTTATCAATTGCAAGACCACCATCATATTCTCTTCTATGTGTAGTCCATCCACCCTCTTCATAATATTTGTAATTATCAAGAATATAATTGCAGATTCTATCAGATATTGCATCATGAAAGACACCGATATGGTCTCCCCTATTTTCGAATTTCATGTTAGTTTACTTTCTTAACTCCTTTAGTTGGTTAATGGTGTCTTCTGCACTAGTGTGTAAGATACCAATTCCACCGTGTTCTTCCCAAGCATCAAGGTTCTTCTGTCTGTCGTCAATGAGGACACTCCCCTTGATTGCAAACATACCTTTTTGACTACCAGTCATAGTACAAGTGACTACCACTGAAGGACTCACGTGTTCTCTTATCCATTCGTTCTTGTCGAACACTACCAACTCTCTGTTGATAACACCTGCAGCAGTTAGGATTTCCCAAGGAAGTCCTGTATGTCTTATATATGCAACTAAGTCATACATGTCTGGCATAGGTGGTAGGTTTCTGAACAGTCTCTTGTTAGTTAATTCTTCCTTCCTTTCGTCATAGTCGTTATGACCTTGGTCGGTATTAGGGAACTCTCTCCCTGTTAAAGTTTCAACACCAGTGTTGAAATCTGCCAATACTCCGTCCATATCAACGAAGATTCTTTTTATTTCTTTATTTTCCATACTGTTAGTATACTCTTTTTTGCATGGCATTGTCAAGTGTTTTTCATAGAAGTTTAATGAGTTGTTGTTCCATTTCACATCTTAAATTGTTTATATAAGTCCTATAATCACCATATGGGTCATGGTGGAAAGACTTTCTCAATTCACTGTATTCGGGATAAGATGAATAAGGATAGATTGCAAAAGTATCTGCACCATGTTTATGACAATGTTCTTGTGGTCTAACATAACCTGCTTTAGATTTGCCTCTGTACTTTACAGAGAATAACCTTGATTTCATTATCTTCCTTATCTTAGGATGATATCTATAGATAATAGGTATTCCTTTAAAACAAGATGATTCATAGGTTGGGGATTGGTAGTCACATATATTCATAATTTTCCTTTTCAATTTTTTATACTGTTAGTATACCTTTTTTGTGGTAGCATTGTCAAGTGTCTCTTTAAGTTTATTACCTGCAAATTCAACATAACTAGAGTCTATATCAATACCAATTGATTCAAATCCCAGTTCTTCTGCAACAATACAAGTTGTTCCAGTTCCTAAGTATGGTTCTAACAATACACCACTTTTTAATCCACTTACTTTAATGCATTTTTCAACTAGTTTTTTGGGAAATATCGCAGGGTGTTTACCTTTCATTGAGTCTTTACTGATTGACCCATGACCAACTGTTTCATAAGGTATGTGCCAAGAGTTTACAGTGGGTCTCCATGTTTTGCCAAATCTTTTGGCATTTTCTTCTGCCCATTGTGGATGATAACCAACACCACTGTCTTTTTGTGATATTTCAGTCTCACCTTTTTTTGTTAGATGAAACACATATTCCCATCCATTACATACATATTTTTTACTTTGTGATGTAGTTCCCTGTCCTCTGACATACCCATCTATTTCTATTCTTTTATTCCAAATAATAGTGTTTTGCACCTTCCAATCTAATTGTGATACAAGTTGATAACACCAAAGAGGATTCTTTCTTGAAGGTTGTATGTTTAAGAACACATGGCCATCATCTTTCATCTTAGTGAATACCATATTCCAAAAAGATGTTTGCCAGTCAAGGTAATCTATTTTTTTATCTTGATATAACCCATAATTTCTACCTATATTATAAGGTGGACTACTAACAACAATGTCAACAGATTGGTCTTTTAGTTCATTAATTATTGTAGTGGAATCACCACAATGTAAGGTTGTATTTCCTATAGTTTCGGTTTTACTCATTATTCATTCTATATGCAAGTGTTTCTGCTTCATTCTCATCTATGGATTCGTTGTTTATAACCTGTCTCACATGCACCATCTCATGTGCAAGTGTTATGTATCTCTCCTCATCGTACTTAACAAACATCTCCATATACATGTTTACCCTTGCATTATGTGGGTAATCTATGAATCCTTGTCGTTTATCGGGATGTGGTAGTCTGAATATATTCAGTGTGACTTTGGAATTTGATATTCCTAGTTGATTTGCAAAGTCTATTGCTTTGTCTCTCAATTTCACATTATTGCATAATATATTCATAGTCTATCTAATCATCAAAGTCCTCTAGTTCTTCAATGTTATCCTCATCCACTTCAGCACCACATAATGGACAATACTCCACATTATACTGATATGAATCCATCTCATGTTCTACATCAGATTGACTCTTACATGCATCACAATATAATTTAACTCTCATCTAGTTCTTTCTCCCCGACAACTTCTTTCCAAAGATTGTCAAATGATTTTGCTTTTCCATTCAGTTCAACAAACGGGACTTTACGGTCAACGTCTGCCTTTGCAAAGTCCACCCCTTGTATTTTATATCTAACACTATTTTCAATTATGTCCAGTGTTTCTAACATGGTTATGATTCTCCAGTCTTGAGCCCCTTGTTGGTCTTCGGGTAATAGATATGCAACAAACTCTCTCATTAGTCTTCCCAAACATTTCCGTGTTTTACGAACTCTGCAAGTTGGTCGTATCCACCAATAGCATTTCCATCCACTCTGATTTGTGGAAATGTTCGTGCAGTTGGAAATTCCTCAAAGAGTTCTTCTCTAGTGAAATCAGTATCCAACTGTTTATAAGTGTATTCTAGTCCTTCCTTTTCACATAAAGACTTTGCTTTATCACAAAATGGACATTGTGTTTTTCCAAATATTTCAATCATAATAAGTAATCACTCCTTTCTTTCTTTGCAGTATATATTGTTCCAGTCTTACGACCATAATATGGGTCTTTCTCAACACCTTTAGTTCCTTCGTCAAAGAAGAAAAAGGTTATCAATGACACTAGTGCCAACCAAATAATTGCTATTAATAATACTGCGTCCATTATAGTCCCTCTACGTATAAGTGTTTATGAGACATGGATTGGTATTCTTTACACTTATAACACTCATTACATGGTTGTAAATCATCTGTTGGATAACTACAACTTACCACAAGTGGTTTAATATTGTCGGGAATACTTTCCCACATCTTTTTCTTAGTCCATCCACTCAATGGTGGATACATTTTTTGGTCATGGTCAAGTCCATTCATTATTCTTCCAAAGAACTCAAATGCAATTTGAAATTCCCATGCCCTTGGTAGGAAGTGGTAATCACCTCCATCACCATATTCTAGTATTCCACTGTTAACTCCCCAGTAGAATTTTTTAACTTGTGGATACTTAAGTGCAGCAGTGCAACATGCAAGTATCCAATGTTTAGATGAATGAAAGTAATCCTCTGATTCACCAAAATATGGATTAGGTGAATAGACTGGATGTTCATGTATGATAAGGGGGGTCTTTAACATATCACATATCTCTACTACATTATGTCTTAACTTTTTTGCTTGTGATTGGGGATTGGGAAAAATACTATGCAATGCAACTACATTCTCGTTTCTTTCCTTTAACCAATTCAACAATGCGACAGATTCTACTCCACCACTAAACATAACAATACTTTCCATCTACAATTTAAAGTCCTCAAAGGTAGAATCATCTACATCTTGTTTGATACCACCAATGACATAAGACTCTATCTCTGTCTCTTGTGGTGCATTCTGAAGTCCTCTACTGTTGAACCAATGTTGTGTCCATGGTAAAGGGTTGTTTGTTGAAGAAATGTCATAGATAGGATTGAGTCCTATAGCACGAAGTCTTTTGTTTGCAATAAACTCAACATAGTTTCCTAGTAGTTGTGTTGATAATCCAATCATTGACCCGTGTTGGAATAGGAAGTCTGCCCAATCTTTCTCTTGTTTAACTGCATCTTCGTATAACTCATATACTTCCTTTTCACAATCTTTCATTACTTGATTCATTAACTTATCGTTCTCTTGGTTCTTATAGCACTTTAGTATGTGTTGTGATATTGCAAGATGTTGTGATTCGTCTCTTGCAATAAGAGATATAATCTTTGCACTTCCTTCCATCATCTTAAGTTCTCCGAATCCGAATGAACATGCAAAGGATACAAAGAATCTGATTCCTTCTAAGATGTTAACTGATATCAATGCAAGGTATAGTGCCTTATATAAATCGTAATCATCTACTTTAAGACCAAGTAATCTTCTACGACCAAGTGCAATAAACTCGTCATACTTTTCAGTGACCATTTCTGCACGTTTTACAATTGCTTCTTCGTCAAGTATAGTGTCAAAGATATCACTAGGGTCTGCATAGATATTCTTAATGATATGTGTATAACTTCTACTATGGATTGTCTCCATAAAATCCCAAGTAATAATACAAGACTCGAGTTCGGGAAGTGTCACAAACGGTAAAAATGCTATGGATGGAGCACGACCTTGAACCGAGTCTAGTAAAGTTTGATACCTCAAATTAGAGGTAAATATGTGTTTTTGTGCATCATTAAGATTCTGATAATCTGCTCTATCTTTCTGTAGAGATACCTCTTCGGGTCTCCAAAAGAATCCTAATTGCGTTTGGGTGAGTTTATCAAATATCGGATACTTGAACTCATCAAATCTTTGTGTGTTTAACTCCTCTCCAAAGAATATCTTATTCTTTGTGAAGTCAACTTTGTTCTTATTAAATACTGTCATTTATTCTTCTTAATTTCTGTCTTGGTTAAATAGGAATAGTTATTTAGATAATCTGATTTCTTTCCATACTTCCCATCTGACTCATCCCATCCATCCCAACGATTCATTGCTTTCTGAAACTGTTCACTTTTTTCACTTTCGGGTGCATATCTATTTGGTCTTCCATCATATGCAAATACAGTTGCATCTCTTTCGTCTGCACCTCTTCCTAGATATCCTATTGACGAGTCGGGAAATGCAGTAATATATCCTGCAGGATTTATAAAATGTAAAAACATATGATAACTATATTCACCTAAAAATTTGTCTCTCCAGTGAATTGCATTTGGCCCTTGATAAAGTAAAACATCTCCTACCTCTAATGAAATTGCAGTTCCAACCCTTTCTCTATGTGGTAATTGTTGTGAGATACTTCCTAAGTATTCTATATCTGCACCTATATCAACATAGTTTCTATCCTTCTGCACCCATATCTTCCATGGAGTACCATCATCAGATGCATAGTCTAAACATACAGTGCAAGATATTTCACATGATGGTCTATCAGTATGTGCTTTTAGATATGCACCTCTGTCATATTTTCTAGTGTATGAATATGTATCAACTAATTTGATATCAAAAACATTATCTAAATTATCTCTCATCCACCTATGCAGAGCAACTGCAGGTGGAAAGTTATATGCACCAACTGATTTATTTAAAGTTTCTGCGGGTGAATCATGAATGATGTCGTCTTCTCTATAAAAGAAATGTTCATTGTGACTTGGGTCTCTTTCTGATACTTTCCATGCATCCAGTGTCATGTTAATAATATCTTTAGGGATAAAGTTCCTCAATACCACATACCCATCTTCTAGAAACTTCATTGTAATAGGTGATATCTTGCCTGACATCTTTTCCATCTCATCTTCATACTGAATTTTTTCAGTTCTATCTTTAAATGGCACAGGCATCACAATCCTCCTCATCATTTGGTGAATCCATCATTGGTGGAACATAATCATTCATTGCAGAGTTTTCATCTTTAACAACATCTTCTGTTTTACCATCCATAGTGTTTTGGTAATAACTTGTCTTCCAACCATATTTGTAAGTGTTCAATAAGTCTTTTGCCATGATTGATACTGGAACTTCTCCGTTATCATAGTTCTCGGGATTGTATGACCAGTTTCCACTGATTGCTTGGTCAAAGAACTTCTGCATCACTGCAACAATTTTGATATATCCATCATTGTCTTCCATGTCCCATAGTAATGTATAAGAGTTTTTTAATATAGAATATTGTGGAACTACCTGTTTAAGTGTTCCTTTTTTACTCTTCTTAACACTAAGGTAGTCTCTTGGTGGTTCTATTCCATTTGTTGCATTAGAGACGACTGAGGAGCTCTCTGACGGCATTTGTGCAGTCAATGTAGAGTGTCTTAGACCATGCACTTGGATACATGTTCTTAGTTTATCCCAGTCACATTTTAATTCATTTGGAACAATTGTATCAACATCCTTCTTATAAGTATCAATAGGTAAGATGCCTTGTGAGTACTTAGTTCTATTAAAGTAATCACATGCACCTTTTTCTGATGCAATTTGATTAGATGATTTTAATAACTCATACTGAAACTTTTCTGTTAGGTCGTGTACCAGTTTATGTGCTTCGGGGTCATTATACTTAACCTTGTTCTTTGCAAGGAAATGTGCAAGACCAATGTATCCTATTCCCAATGACCTACGTGCAAGTGTTGACCTCTTTGCTGCTTCTACTGGATACTCTTGAAAATCAATTAGTTCCTCTAATCCTCTGACTGCAAGGTCACATAGATTACTCAACTCTTCCATCTTAATAATACCTATATTGATTGCAGATAGAATACACAATGCAATCTCCCCTTCTCCATCAATATGGTCAATTGGGTCTGTTGGTAATGTTATCTCTTGACACAGATTACTCATGTTGACCTTATCTAAGAATGAACTATGACTGTTAGAGTGGTCTATATTCATAATATAGATTCTTCCTGTCTCTGCTCTTTCCTTTAGAATATCAGTGAACAATTCTCTTGCACTTACTTTAGTCTTAGGTATAGAAGTTGCACGTTCATATTTCTCATAGAGTTCATCAAACTCGGGTGTTCCAAATGCTTCATATAATCCTTTAACATCATGTGGACTGAACAATGTAATCTCTTCGTTTGCAAGAAATCTCTTATAGAATAGTTCAGATAACTGAATAGAATAATCCAATTTTCTAACTCTATTGTCTTCTGTTCCTTTGTTGTTCTTCAGAACTATAATGTCTTCTATCTCTTGATGCCAGATAGGGAAATGAACTGTTGCACTTCCTCCCCTTACTCCGTTTTGAGTACAACACCTAACAGTGGTCTCAAACTTTTTAAGGAATGGGATAACACCAGTGTGTTGAACTTCTCCTCCTCTAATCTTAGAACCTAGTCCTCTAATACGTCCTGCATTGATTCCAATACCTGCTCTTTGAGCAACATATCTTCCGATTGCCATGTCTGAACTAAAAATAGAATCTAAAGAATCATTTGAATCGACAAGAACACATGATGCAAATTGTCTTAATGGTGTTCTGACTCCTGCCATGATTGGTGTTGGGATATTGATTTTGAATGTAGAGATAGCATCATAATATCTTTTAACATAGTCTAATCGATTATCTTTATCATAGTTTCTGAATAGAGTCATTGCAATTAACATATACATAAATTGTGGTGTCTCAAACACCTCTCCATTACTTCTATCTTGAACCAAATACTTATCTACGATTTGTTGTAGACCTGCATATGTAAAGTCTAAGTCTCTGTTATGTCTAATATATCTGTTGCATTGCTCTATCTCATCTTTACTATAGATGGTTAGAATACTAGAATCATAAACATTTCTATCAATATTTTTTTCTATGATATCATAAAGTGGTGGATAGATAGTCGAGTCTTTCCATTTAGTGTTGAACACTTGTTTCTGTATTCCAAACAATAATAGTCTTGCTGCAACGAATTGATAATTAGGATTTTCTAATGATATCAAATCACTTGCAGATTTGACTAGAATCTTTTGGATATCTATTGTAGTAATACCATCATAGAATTGTAATCCACTATTCATCTCTACTAATGATTCAGATACACCTGTAATACCTTTACATGCTTTCTCTACCATTCTATGAATCTTATCTAAGTTTATCTCTACTTTAGAACCGTCTGATTTAATTACTTGTATTGTTGTTTGACTCATATCTTTTTATATTCCTGTAGCTTTAACTTTGCACTAAGACCCGTGAACGTGCATTCATCTATTATACTTTTTATTTCCTCTTCTGTCAATCCATTAAGAACCATTTCATTGATATCTTTGTAAGCATCAACTCTTCTATCGTTCCATACACATACTGAATACCCAAGGTCAATTACCTCGTCTATCTTTTTTAGTATTTCTTTGTTTCTTGGTTCATTATCAAATATGAGTACTGCTTTATCTTTTATTGACTCATCAATTTTTTTGAAATCACTACCTGCAACTGCAATTGAGTTGGGTAGGAATAAACTATCTATGGGCCCTTCAGTCACATAAATTGTTTTAGTTCTATCCACTTTATTAAAATTAAAGATGAGTGGCAAATCATCTCTGAATCTCATAGTTAAGTATCTAAGTGGTGAGTCATTGATTGCTCTTCCACTGATTCCTATGAGTTCACCATCCTCACTGAAGAATGGTAATATGATTCTTGGGTCGTTTCCAAGAACTCGGTCTTTGTATTTAGAAGATAACATGCTTAAAGATTGTGGGTGTTCTGTATACCATAAATCTTTGAAATGTACTTCGGGAATCATTCTATCTTCTAGATATTTCTTTGCAACTGCAACTTCGTTGCACGGTTTCATTAGAAATTTTAGGTTTTCAACAGTCATAATATCTTTTGTATTTATCTCTGTTTTGGGTATAAATTTGAAGGTGTTTGCAGATGGCATCTTATGTCCACTTGCATGATTCTTAGGTTTACGACCACTTTCCTTCAACCACTCTTTTACGTACTCTTTATGAATAACTGGAAAGTGGTCTTTGATAAAGTTTACTGATGATGTAGATTTACCACAATTATGACATTTGTAGATATAACTCTGCTCGACTGCAAAGTGGTATCCACGTGCTTTATAAGTGTTTTTTGATGAGTCTCCACAATAGAGACAACGGTGATTAAGGGTGGTATCTCCCTTCCATTTTGCCATATCCAACGAGGATACGACCATACTCAAGTATTTTCGTTCTAACCATAACATTAGTACCATTATACATGATACTAATGTTATTTACAAGGTGTTTTTTACTTATACTTGTGAGTCAATTATTGCTTGAACAGCATCTAATGCATTTTGATGGTCTACCATTGATGCATCATAATTAACCTTTGCACCGTGGTCGTCTGCAAGGGTATCATAATCATCAGGTCTAGTTGGTGGATTATCGGTTAGATGTTGTTTAATTTCTGCTGGTGTTAAAGTACTTGTTAGTTCTTCTCCTGACATTTTATTCTCCTAAATTTAGATTTGGTGTTAACCATTTATTTATCTGTTTTAATTGTTTGTACTCTCTTTTTTGGTACTTGTAGAACATATCTTTGTTCGATTACTGGTGGTTTTTTCTCCTCAATAATCTCTTTCTGCTTTGTCATCATTGCAAGTGATGACACTAGTAATAACACTGCAAGTGGGTCAAACACAAAGATTAACATGAAAATGACCCATCTAACTGCGTTGTCAAGGTACTTGACACTGTCCTCTTGTCCGTATATTATCTCTGCAATATACTTGATTGGGCCAACTTCTCGTTCTAAGTTAAGTATGACCTGTTCTGAATCAAACTTTTCTAACTTCAATACATCTATTGTATCATAAGATTGGTCAATCAACAAGTTAAATTCATCAGTTTTTTTAATCAAGTCATCTACATCCCCAGTTGATGACTGTTGTAAACTCTTAATTTCGTTGTTTGCAGTGTCAATAGTGTCTTGTGCATTTTGTCTATACTTGTCTATGTTACTCTGTTGTTCTGCAATGTCATCTCTTATCTGTTCTCTCTGACTCTTTTGTTGTTCAAATAGTGTATTTGCTTGTGCAACATAGTCTATGGTTTCTGTCTCTGCACCTTGAAACACTCCACCCTCATCAGTAGTGATGACCTCGACTCCCTTGTTCCTTAGTTCGTTGACTGCAGTGTCAAGTGTTGTAAGTTGACCTCTAAGACTCTCTATCTGACCCTTTGCATAGTCTATGTCCCCTTGTACCCTATCCCATGCACCATCTCTTATCTCTTCCTGTTGTTCTATAGATGCACTGACATCTATCTTAGAACCACCCAGTGATTCAATCCTACTCTCATAGGTTGATATCTTATTCTGTTCTCTGACTATCTGATTATCAATACGAGTCACTACCGATTGTGCTTGTGCAGTATCACCTGTTTGTTCTGAATGTGCTTTGGATAAGTAACCGAAAATGCCTAACGAGGTAATCAACATTAACACTATAACACTAAACACTAGGTAGTACTTAAAGTAGTTAAGTCTCTCCCAAAACAAATGTAGATAGGCTGCACTGACAATCTTACCGAACTCTAATGCACCTGCCATGATAACGATACCCATAAATGCACCTGCAAATATAGTTGCAAGTCCTAATACAGAAAAGTATGCAGCAATCGATGCGATTCCTATAGACGTAACTAATGCCAAGTAATTCAAATATTTCATAATGTTAAAATCGTTTTAATAACGGGTCATTCTTTTTTTTCTTTTTTCTTATATGTCCAACTGAAGTATCTGTTGCAGTTGATACACCTGTTGCATTCATAGGTGCATCTTCAGTTAATTTATCTGTCTTAAAAAACTCTACAAGTTTATCTGCAATCTCATATGCAACAAACTTATCTGAAGGATAATGTACTCCTGCATTTATTCGTCCCTCTGCACTCATGTCAGCTGCTTTGAGAAGGTGTTTCTTTTGTGCAGGATACTTCTCTCCGTAATAATGTGCAACCATTCGTGCTTGTAGGGCATGGTTAGATGGATATGAAGGAGAACCCGTTGTCTCATACTTCTCATAAGTATACTTATCCATCCCCAGTGCTTCTGCAAGTTGATGTGGTCTAGGTCTATTAAATTTGTTTTTATAATACCTACCAATATGTTTAGCAGCATCTGTAATCTTTTCTATGTCTTTTACATCATACTCTAAGTCCTGTCCATCCAAAAATTCTTTGATGTAATATGTGGTGGATTCATTAGTGTTTATATAAACCCTTTTGTCGAAATCTGATAACATCTCTCGTCTATCAATTATCTCGTTAAGTTCTGATACAGATTGTCTTGAACTATTCTTAGGTGGTAAAGGGACTTCCATGTCCATCCATCCGTCATCAAAAAGTTTTTCAGAAGCCTTCTTATTAAATTGTTTAGGTGGAGTCTTTGAGTATATCAAAGAATCGACATTAAGTACTGCTTCAATAAACATCATCTGCAGTCACCAATACTCTGTCTTCTCCAATGAACCCAATATAACATGTTATTCCAAACACCTTACTATGTTCTTGTAAGATAGACACTTGTGTTTTTTCGGGATAGATAGTGTCATTCTGTTCTTTTAATTGTCTTTTCAAACGATAGGTATGATTGACTTCAATATCTCCCACTTCCATTGCTTCTGTTAACATCTCTGTTATTAGTAAGTCTTCATTTTTTAAGTGATGGTAGAACTTCTCACATAGTTCTTCCATTTGATTTTCTTTTAATTGAGTGTGTTCTTTGAGTAAAAGAAGTGCAACAGCATATGATGCAAATGCAGTTTTACCGAATGGAATTTTGTTAATGATTCTTTTAAGATTAAAGACTAACCTATGAAGTAAATCAAATGAATCTTTCTCTTCTGCAGTTTCAACTGATTTGTCTTTGATACGATTTCCATTCCTATCAATGATTCCGAGTTTAAATGCTTTGAAGTTTTCCCACTTTGTAGTAAGGAGTTTAAGGATTCTAAAAACTATTAATGTGTCTACTATTCTTGGCATACAACTATTTAGGTGTTTTAAAAACTAATCTGGCGGAAGATGAAGGATTCGAACCTTCGATACCGATAAAGGTATGCTGGTTTTCAAGACCAGTGCATTCAACCACTCTGCCAATCTTCCGAAAACGTGGTGGAGTTAGAGGGAATCGAACCCACGACCTACTGATTGCAAACCAGTCGCTCTCCCTACTGAGCTATAACCCCACGGTTAAAATGGTGCTGATTGTCGGAATCGAACTGACGACCTACTGATTACAAATCAGTTGCTCTACCTACTGAGCTAAACCAGCTTTTTATAATTCTCTTAGTCTCCTTGCAAGTGCATCATCAACGGGAATCTCTATTTCAAAATTCTCCTCAACATATCCTAAGTATAACAACATAGTCTTTATTGATGCCCAATATTTATCGTCTTTAATCTTAAATCTCAACATTCTCATAGATGCATCGTATCCGAATACATTGAATATGGTGATGGTGTGATTTAACATAAGACGTTCTCTCATTTCTCCACTCTCATGGTATCTATGAAGTAATCGTTTTAAGTATCGGAATCTACGAAGGTCTTCTTGGAAGTCCTCAACACTTTCACATTGAGGGTCATCATAATGATGCAATGCATATGCATTGAAATTTTTTGCTGTGATTTTATCAAATAAGCCCATAATGTATTAAGATGTTGTTAAGTCCACCATATATTTAGTGGACTCAACGGAAAGGTTTTAAACTAAAGAACCGTAAACTTTGAAACTACCTGTTTCTAATTTCTCTACTTTTAATGAAAGTGTATAACCTTCTGCATTTGTCTCAAACTCATCAAATGGTGTATCAACTGACTTACCGAAAGCATCCATTCTTTTGTAAGAAACAGAATGATTACCACTTGTAGTAAAGTCGACATCTTCATCCATAGTTTCTTTGAACAGACCTAACTGATTAAGTTTTGCATCCATTTGATTGACTGCAGCTTCTACAGTCATGTATTCTGATGATGCAGTATGTCCTAAGATTGCATTAATCTTTGCTTTTACTGATTCATCAGAAAGGTCATACGGTGCATGTTCAGATGATAATCCTGAGTTTTCATTCAGGAAGTTTTTAAATGTTTTCATAGTATTATCCTATTATTGCAACATTAACTAATAGTAATGTTTGCATATGTACCTGTTCCAGTAGCACCCAATCTGTCACCAGTGGCAAATGCCTTATCTGATACAGTAGAAGTTCCATTATCAACGATAGTTCCTGTTATAGAACCAGCACCGATTGATAAATCTTCTGCTTGAGATGGGACTGTAAATGTGAACTCACCATTGTTAACACCAGTTTGTGCAGCTGCAGTTGCAGTGATTGAACCAGTGACTGAACCAGTGACAACTAATGTTGCACCGTTAGTGATATCTACATTTTCATTCCAGTTAACAACAACAGTTGCAGTGTCACCTTGGTTATATGATGCAGCCTTGAACCATACTCCAGTGATTGTTGCCTCTGCAATTGCAGTTGCAAGGTTAGTAGCAGAACCTACTGCAACAAGAATCTCTTCCAAGTTTCTTGAACCAACAGTTTTCTTTAGTACCCAACCTTCTGCCTTTGCAACAGTGTTGTTCTTATCTTCCTGTTTTAGGTATTTTGGTTTTGACTCTGTTCCGTCTGTAATTCCCCATAATGCCATTTTTCTTCTCCTATTTAGAAACTCTTAATATTGTATCAAAAGTCTTTTTAAAAGACTTAGTGTCTTTTTGTAATAACTGTATGTATTTAGTTCTTAATGCTGGTTTAACCTTCATTAATGTGTTATAAACTTTTGCAGCGTCATCTGCTTTAACTTTACTCTTCTTGTTGTCGTCTGTTGAGACTTCACCATCTTTAGTTAAATCTCTAAAGTTTCCTAACTGAACTAATATGTTCTTATCTGCCCATGATTGAGTACCACTTGCACCCTTCATCTCTAGAGCATTTAATGCATTCTGCATCACTTCGTCTTCTGATGCTTCTGAATACTTACCACCTGCCATAGTAGAGATTTTCTCTAACTTTGCACGAAGGTCTTTTTCATTCTTTGACTGTTGGACTGCACGTGCAATCTTCTTATTACCTGCATCTGACATCATTCCAAAATCACCGATTTTCTCCATGATTTTGTTAATCTCTTTTGCAGCAGTTTTAGAGTATCCTAGTTTTTTTATCTTTTCTCTAAAAATTTTAAGTCTGGCATCCATTCTGTCCATGCCTATTACTCTCCAAATATTGCGTATGACATAATCTCATCTTGCATCAATATTGCTGCAAGGTCTTCTCTGAATGCAGTATCACCTTGAAAGTCTTTAGCAAGAGATTTTTGTTGTCTATCTGTCATAACAATATTTTCTTCATATGACATAAACTCAAAACCTGCTTTCATATTCTTCATGATAGCAGTACCAGTTTTTTGAGACTCTTTAAATGCCTTTTCATCTAACATTAATCCTTTAATGTCTGCCATTATTTTGTTTTGCATAGGTGACTTGTATCTGAATGGTTTCATTTCACCATGTTTAGCAGTAAGAGCATCTACTTGTTTGTAGTAATCTCTACTTGATTCTCCAAGTAGATTTTGTCTGACTGATTCTATTAAGTTTCTCATGTTAATTACTTAATTTTAACAAACTTTTTAGATGGAGTTGCACCTTCGTCAACTTCTTTATCGTCTTCCTTCTCTTTCTTTTTGTCTATTGCTTTTTTCAATGCAGGTGGAAGTTCTCCTTCTTTCACAGATTCTTTCTTACCATCTTCACCTTTCTCATCTGATGAATTGTAATTTTTATCTATGTAATCAAAAAACTCTTTCTTCTTTGCATCATCAAGTTCTGCTGGTGATGTGACACCAAACTTCTTTAATGCACTGTCAAAGAACTTTTTATATTCTGCAGAGTTCTCTACAACTTTTCTAGATGCTTCTAATAAAGAATCTGTTAAACCTAATTTATGTCCTGTAAAACTCATTGTTGTAATTCTCCTTTATCGAAATAATCAAATAATTTTTCTTTGTTATCTTCGTTTAGTTCCATAGACTTTGCAAGTCTACCTAACATATTTTTTTCTGTAAGTTTCTCAATAGATTTTTCTACTGAAAGTTTTTCCTCTTTAACTTCATCTTCAAGAGGTTTAACACCTGCATCTTTAAACATTTTCATTAATGCATTGTTTGTTGCAAGTTTAATTTTTGAGTCTTTACCTAGTGCCTTTACAGTTTTCATAAACCCATCAGGATTTTGTTTCTGCATTGCTTGAACTACTTTAACACCAGTCATGTTTAACATTTTTGCAACACCATAACCTGCATCTTTATCACCTTTTAGGTTGAATAATTGGTCAATCATTCCACCAGCAGATGCTTCTAGAATTACTCCCTCTTCAACTACTTCTTCTGTAGTTTCAAGAAGACGAAGTTCTGACTCAATTTCCTCGTTGATAATTTCGTCTGCAGTTTTTTCTAAAGACCCTTCTTTTCTTGGAATGTGTCCACGAACTTCTGCAAGTTTCTGTTGCCAATTTTCTGATTTGTAACTCATGTTATTATTTATGTAATTTGTATCCTAACCACTAACTTATCTTCACCCTTTATTAACCTATGGTAGGTCATTTTGGGGATGTAATGGTCTTCTCCAATATTTAATTCTAAAGGAAGTTCATCATCATGTTGCAACTTCCAACCCCTTCCTGATAATACATGAACTTGACGGGATTCTCTATCCCTATGCCAAACTAGTTCATCACTACCTACGGACTCGTCAAAAGTTCTTATAACAAACTTTGTTCCTGTTCCGTGTTGTTCTATAATTTCTTCGTATGGTTTAGTCATCACCTTCATAGTAGTTATCTGACCTCTGTCGGTATCCATAAAAACTACCTTCTTTAGGTTCGGGTTTTATGTCAAATATGCCCTGAACCCAGTTATCTGCAACATCTTCTGCATATGATTCTGAGTGATTATGTACTGCTCTAGTCTCTATTAATTTGTCACCAGTGAATAGGTCTACTTCCCATCCCTGTTCGGTCTTAAAAACCTCTGCATACTTACCATCTTTTGCATAAGTGTGATATAATTCTTTCATAATATAATCTCCAATACAAGTATTTAGTCTACCAAAAAAACGACCCACCACCACTCAATCCGAGTTGTTTTGCATAATATGGTAATCTACATGCCCAATACCCTGCTTTTGTTTTGTCATTTTTAGTATCACACTGATGTCTTGCAACAAATGATTTTCGTGCTTCAGGGTTGTCTAACTTGACTTTGAGACCTGTTGTGTCTCCCCATGATACCTTTTTGATTTTATCCCCGTCTTTAACATAGACATAGTATTTTTTACTACCACCTACTTTTGGTTTGTTGAGTTCGGGTTGTTTTTCTTCCTTTTCTTCTTCTATCATCGGACAATCGAGAGGGACTAGATTGCCCTCGTATACTTCGAATTGACCTAAGTCTGTTTCTATGATTTGTTTGTCAACTTCTGTGAGTGTGTACCTGTCTTCACTTAGTCTTTTACGTGCTTCTTCTATGACTTTGAAATACATCATAGAACCTAATCTAAACGGATTGTCGGTTAGGTTAGTTCCATTCTCTTGTAGTGTATCAAGTGTCTCGTTGATTGCGAGTTCATGAAATGTTTTCATTCACTAATCTCTGTCCATGTCTATGACACCATCGTAATGACCTCTTTCGATACCACCCATGTAATTATATAATTCTCTTTCTGCATCTCTTAGATTTTCCCAAACTTTATTTGGGTTTCCACCTGTAGTTCCACCACCTGTTTCAGCAGTGTATTGCATATTATCTTGCATCTTTGCAACTTTATGAATTGCTTTAATCATATCCTTACAACTTTTGATTTCTTTCTTTCTGTCGAACTCTTTACCTTCAAACTTAGTTTTCTTGTACATAGGTATTAGACCTTCGTCCAAGTCTTTGCCTGCATTATGTTCTTTGATTACTTGTACTAAACTTTTATATGACATATTACTTCTCGTCAAAGTGTTTGATTGTTGAAGGGTCTCCGTATGAGGATTTACCTCTTGCAACTGAATCAAAATCTCTCAATTGTTTCTTAGTACCAGTCATAGTTACATGAGTATCACTACCCTGTTTTTTAAATGATACTTTTAACTTCATCATCTTTGCAGATGTATTGAATTTATCCATTTCAGGTTTTTGTATACCTTTAACTTTATAAACAATCGTCTCTTCTTGCAAGTTCTCTTCCCATACATTTCTATATGTGTTCATAACAGATTCGTTCTTTTCTTTCTGTTTCTTAGAGATTGCAATTGCAGCTTGTTGAGCTCTTGATTCTGCTTCTGATACAGTTTCTTCTTTGATTGGTTCTGCATAACCACCACCATGGTCTTCTGCAGTCTTTAGTGTTGATAACTGTTTGTATAATGGTGCAAGGTCATGATTTGGGTCTTTAGTAAACTTTGCATAGATACTTAGTTTATATGCACTTGAACCTTCTTGAGGTGTTCCAAATACTTTGTTTCTTGGGTGGTCTTTGATATCTAATTTATGTTTCTTAGAATAATCCATGACCATTTTCTTTGCCTTTTCAAAGTCTTTCTCTTCTCCATTTCCTCTGAATTGGATATACATGTCTATTACTCTTTCACTACCTTTTGGTAGGTAAGGTTTAAATTTTTCTGATACAGTTCCTTCTGATATTTTTTCAACTGCAGACATAAACTTCTTAAGTTTATTTGAATCACCTGAAACAACAACTCCGTCTTTACCTGACCAAGAAATTTTAGTTTTCTTTGATTTTAGTCCGTGTTTACCTGCCATCTTGACGACAAGATTTGATTGAACTGCATCATCAGTATGGATTACCATTTCTGCACTTTCTTGTACGTTGTCACCCATTTTTTGTAAGAATTTTTTTGCTTTGACTCTGTCATGGTAAACAAAAGTATGCATCTTACCAGTCTTGTCATCTTTGACTGTATAACCTTTTGAGTCTTTCTTTACGATTTTACCCATGTACTTTGTACCAGTTTTATCGTAATAGTCCAATTCTAAACCTACTCTTGCCTCTTTCTTACCTTCAGTTCCCATTCCATGTCTTGCGGCAATTCTGTAGTTTTCGTCTAGGTCTTCTTTGAATGCAACATTGATTTTAGTGAAATGACTTTCGTTTGCTAATCTTAATGCATTTGCAACATTCTTATTTTTTGATAACCCTCTTTTAATTTTTTCGATTCTTTTAACAGCACCTGTCATATTACCACCCATTGAGGTTGCAATATCTATCGCTTTTTGAATCATTGCAGACTGAGATACTTCATCTAAGTCTTCGTCAATAATATCCATTATGAAGTCTTCTGCATCATCTTTATGAGATACTTCACCTGTTTGTGACGCCCATGTTAATAATTCGTCTTCTACTCTTTTAGGTAATTCTGCATTGTTGTTTCTCAAAGCATCAATTGCACGTCTATGTTTTGTGATAAGTTTTTTCCATTCCTTATCTCTTGGGAACATTTTGATTACTTTTTTGTAATCTTCCTCTAACTCTGCTATGACTTCTTCTTTATTGAGAATCTTTTGAGTGTTTACTTTACCAATAAGTTGTAAGATAGTGTCTCTTGATTTAAGAACTGCTTCGTAATCTTTATTGTATTTTGTGTTCGTAAGTTCTTTGTCACCCATACGTGCAATCTTCTGATAACCTTTTAGAACTGCCTGCATTTCTTTAGATAGTTTCTTTAATGCATCAACTTCTTGTTGTTTAATTTCTGATAGATTCTCTTCTTTGATTTCCGTCACTTCAAACTCTTCGTTGTAAGGAAACCCTTTTAGAGGATTGTCGAATACTTGTGTGAAGTGTTTCTTCTTCTCTTCTTTCTTCTTCTCATTCTGAAGTCGAAGACCTTCCACATATTCTTCTACCTTCTGGCCAGGCGTGTCATGTTGATATGCGAGTACAATTTCAGGTGTTCCCTGTTCCCATACTCCGTTGTTAAATTTATTTCCTTTTGCCATTTGGTAAACACCCCTTTTCCTTTAGTTTGTCCCTCATTCGAGGTTCTTTTCTGTTGTAATTTTGGGAAACAATACTTAGATTAGATTTGTCGTTATTCATAGGATTGTTATCCTTATGATGTACATCTTTATCTGCAGTAAGTTTCTTACTATTCTTTAAACTTCTTCGTGCTTCATTTCTCTTTGCACGTCTTTTAATTTGTTCGGGGTCTGAGTGGTAGTTCTCATACTCCTTTTTGTAGTCTCTGTCTTCTTCTACTTCAGACTCTTCGTTCTTATTCTTATTCTTTGCATCATAGTCTTTGATAGACTTTCTTGCAGACTTCATCATTGCTTTTTGATGTGCCTTTTGTTGAGACTGGTTTCTCTTTCTCATTACATCTGAATGTCGTTCTTCCAGTTCTTCACCCATTACTATAGATGATAACTGTTGAACAAGGTTCATTAAAACAGATGAAGGTAATGCCATTAACATCTCTGTTTGTTTTTTAGAGATACCTTTAACACTCTTTAGTGCTTTTTTAACGTCAACCCCTTCTTCTAACTCTTCACCAAACTTAAGGAAGAGTTTATGTTTCTCTTGTCCTTTGTCGGTGACTTTATGTCCAACCATTGCACCCAGTGTATTTATGATTGCAACTCCTTTTTCTTGATTCCTTTCAAAATCTTTTTCAATTTTACTTTTAATTTTCTTAAAAATAACATCTACAACATCTCTGTAGTTGGATACATATTTACCCTCTTCTACTGATTCGTTGGAAAGTCTGTCTCGTTCTGACTCTCCTTCCTTTTCTTTTGAAAGTTTTTCGTTATCTCTTTCATGTCTCAACTTAAGTGCTTCAAGTTCTTTCTCTTGTTTCTCTTTAAGTGCTTCCATCTCTTCGACTTGTTTTGCTTTCAATTCTGCTTGTTTAACTGCAACATTTTCATTGACTGTTTCTTCAGGAACACAATTTGGAACTTCTTTGTTCCCCTTCTTCTTCATTCCTACTTGTTTGTATCCTGCCCAACATGCCTCTTCCATCTCGTTCCATTCACTAACTTGTTTTGCAAGGTCTTTATCTGCACCACCCCATGTTCCTTTACCTTTAGTGATAAATGAATTAACTCTTGCCATTGCCCATTGAGGTGCAGTTGCGCCAGGTCTATGACCAGTCTTATATGCAGCCAATCCTCTATCGTAAACTTTCTTTAAGATAGATTTAGAGATACCCGATTTCTTTGCTTTTGCATCGAGTCCTTTATCTTCATTAAACATTCTATCAAATTTCATAGTGTGTTTAGATTTTTTAGTCTCTGCAGATGCATCGCCAGGTGCAGGGCCACTCTTTTTTGCTTTGAAGTGTGCATCTCTTTTATCTTTTGTAGACTTAGACATATCTCCTGCATAGTATTTTGCAGGTTGAGTACCATCTTTATCCTTAACATCTTTGTCTTGGGATACTTT